GTTGACGATTGTTGACGCGATGACGGCCAGTGCCGCCGAGTAGGCCGACGCGGTCCCGCCCGCGTCCCAAACCTTGACGCGGTAGGTGTGCGGCGCGTCGGTGCCGGCACCCCACGATGCGGCCAGCGTGCGCGCCGACGTGGCAGACGTGTTCTGCACTTCGGCAACCTGCCAGGTGCTGTCGCTGGCCCGGAAGTACGCCAGTGCGCCGGCACCGATCTGCCGCGACAGCGCGTACGAGCCTTGCGTGTCGCCGGGGTCTGCGTCGATGAAATTCCAATCGAGCGCAAGGGACGCGGCAACGTCTGCGGCCTGCCCTGTGGTGTTGACCCACGTCGGCGTCGAGGGCGCATACGTGAGCGTCTGGTTAGTGTGCACCAGTGCGTTGGAGGAGTGCGCGGTGTACACGTCGTAGCGGGCATCCCCGGCACTGGAGCGGCGCACACCCCACTGCTCGCCGGTGGACCCGAGCACAGCGGTTGCGGTGACTGTGGCCCACGACGTCCACAGGCCGGTGGCCCGCACGAAATCGATGTAGTACAACACTGTGGTGGAGGTGCCGATCGCGAACACTCTCGTGTCGCGGGTCACCACGTTGTACGACACTCCACAGTGGCGGATCACGCCGGTCGTGTGCGGCGGCGACGTGCGGGTGATCGTGGTCGTGTTGGCCTGATTGCGTTCGATCAGCAAGACGGTGTCGGTCGAACCTGCCAGCGGGTTGGGTGCCACCATCAGCCACCGGGCGCCGTCCCAACGGCCGGTCACATAGTCGTGCGCGGCCATGCCGGTAACCAGCTCCTGCGCCGATACCGGCCCCGACCAGCCCCCACCGATGTAGGCCAATTTCACCATCTGGATCCGGTCGCGGCCGAACGTCACCCACAGGTGCGGCGTCGAAGACGACTTGCCGTCGCCGGTGTGTTCGATGTCGATGGACGGCCCGACCCGGCCCGACCCGGTGTACAGCCACCTGCGGTTGTTCGGCAGCGGGTTGAGCGTCACCCACGGCACACCCGACGTGGACCAGTACACCGACAGGAGTGTGACGCCCACCTGCGCCCCGACCACGATGCCGGCGGCGATCACCGCGTATTCCTGGCCCGACAGGGTCCACTCGACCAGGTCCAGTCCTGTGTAGACCGCGCCGGCCGCACCTCCGTTGGCGACCGCGTCCACGAGGATTTCGGAATCCCACACGCCGCTGAACAGGTTGAGCCTGCGGATGTAGATGCGGTCCTGCGACGACTCGTTGGTCCGATAGCACCAATACAGCCAGTTGTTGGTCGACACCCACACCGATCCCAGGTCGACCACATTGGAGCGGGTGGTGGACGTGTAGCCGCTCCACGACGACCACGGATTGTCACTGATAAACAGCTGGAATGTGTTGGCCGTCGTGACCTTGATCATCGCGAACAGGCGGCGGTCACCCGGCCGCATGTCCAACAAGGTGTTGGCCGGGTATTGAAACGGCGTCGTGTTGGTGCTCGTCGTGATCGTACTGGCCACAGTGGACGCTCCTAGACCGAGGGCCGGTTGGCGAAGTCGGCTGCGGCGCCGCAGTCGTAGATGTCGAAATAGCGGGGGATGTCGGAGGCAGCCTTCATCACGATCGTGCCGGCCGTCGCGGCGGCCGTCAGGACCATGACTGTGGTGATGTCGGAACCGGTGGAGTTTCGGGCCACGTTCTCCGCACCGCGCCACTGGTCCGCGGTCGGGCCCTCATGCGAAAAGGTGAGCACGTTAATGCCGGAGGCGTTGGTGCGCCGGACCCGCGTCACCAACGTGTTGGCTGTGGACGCGAGCCATCTGGCCCCGTACGCGAAGCGGTAAGCGCGGCCCGCTTTGAACGTCAGGGACGCCGTGGTCAGTACCACAGCCTCGGCGCTGACCGCAGAGGAGTCCGACGTTTGGGCGTCACCACCCAGCCAGGCCCGCGGACCCGAGCGTGCGCCGAACGTCACCCCACCGTCGTCGATGATCAGATCGACGCCGGGGAACAGCTTGACGTCGTGGTCCTTGAAAATCGTGTACGCCGTCTGCGCCCACATGTGCTGCTGAAAGTTGCATTTCACATCGGCCGATGTGGCGCTTTCCGGCTGGCCCGCGACCGGGTAAGTCACGTTGCCGAACGCCTGCACGCGGAACGTCGGCGGGCTATCGGATATATTGGACGTGCCGATGAAAAAGTAGCCAACCTCCAAACCCGTGACACTGTCGGTGATGTACGCCAACAGTGCGACCTGCATCCCGTACGAGGCAAGCTCGGCCGGCACATCTGCGCCCCACACCCACCGCTGCGTCCCGGTGGTGGCCCCGTCCGGCATCGTGATCTGCCGCCGCCGCGTGAACGTGCCCGTGATCGTCCAGTCCACGCCGAGCTTGACCAAACCAACCCGGTCGCCCTCATCGATGTTGACGTCGCCGAAACACTTGACCGGTGTCGCCAGGGCCGACCCGTCGAATGTGATCATCGCCGTGGTGTTGCCGGTCCGGGTCACCACCGTACCGGCGGCGGTCAGCGGCGTGTCGTGTGCGGCGATGCGCGCGTCAATCAGGTCGATCAAATCTTGTCCGAGCGTCGTCATAGGACGGTCCATTCCTGGCTCTGGTCGCCGCCGTCGAGCGGCAGCCTCCACTGTGTCACCATCGCCTCGAACGGCGGCCCCATCGCGGCGTCCTCCACCGTGATGCGGTCAAAGTGCCAATGCAGCGGGTTGGGTGACGTCGACACTTTCACCGTCGATTTGACGTTGATGTCCGCATCGATCGACACCTGCGCCGCGCGGATGAGCGCGTCCTGGTCTGCGGCCTCGATCGGTAGCCGGCGGGTGATGATCCGCCCGCCGCGGGCTTGCACCGACGTGTCGCCCACAAACTCGTTGGTGTACGTGTAGATGCCGGCGCCTTCCACCGGCGCCGCACCGTCCACATTGTTGGTGCGTACCGCAACCCACCGGTTGGGTGCGTCGAAATAGTCCCGCACATAGGTGCGGTCAGGGTCCAGCATGGACGTTGCCGGGTCGGTGTCGTACGTCCACTCCGACAACCGGGTGATCGGTGTGGCGTATGCCTGTAGACGGAGGTAGCCGTCCCAGTCCGACCAGATGCCCTGATAGCCGATCGACCCCAACAGGTCGTTAACGATGGTCAGCCACCGGGCGTCCTCGTCGATGGGCCACACCCGCGGCGCCGGCAGCACCGACGCGGCCGCCGTCTGATCAACCAAAACGTTGGTGAAGCCGCGCGGCGTCAAAATGTTTTGGATCTCAGTCAGCACGTTGGCGCCGGTGTCCAATGCGTACGACTCACCGACGGATGTGTTGAGTCCGTGGATGAGGTCGAACCCTGTGACGTCAAAGGTGGCCGGGCTTTCCACAGTGGAGGACTCCGGGACCGACGTGTAGTAGGCGCCCAGGTTGAACCTGGCTGTGGTGGTGCCGTCCGACATGGTCATATAGGGCCGCACGATGGCCTGACCCCAGTCGAGGCGTTGACTGATGCCCAACTGGGCGGTGCCGTGCAGCGTGGCGTACGAGTTGCGGGAAACCACGCCACCGGCGAAATCTTCGGTCAGGTCGGCCAGCACACTCAAACCCATGTCGATCAGCTCGCAGCCGGCGCCCACCTTGATCGACGGCGCGTCACGGATCAACGCCACGATCTGGGCGGCGGTGAAAGCGCTGCGGGGGCCGGCATTCGGGTACTGCACTACACGCCCTCCGCGGTGGTCACCGTGCGCAGGTCGATGGCCACGTCGTACAGAGCCGGATCGCGAGCCTCGGAAACGTCGACTCCGAAGTAGACGCCGAAAAACCGTTGACCCCGCGCATCCCGCACCTGTACCGCCTGGTTGATCCAGCCGCGCAGGGTCTCCACCGTGGCCAGGGACACGTCGGCCATGGCGAACGCGAACACACCCCGCTCGCCGGCCGTGGACACCGCGCGTTGCCGGCCACCCGCATAGGTACGCATCTGCCCCGCCACGTCGTGGCTACGGCCGCGCCGTACGCCGGACTGCGCAGACACTGCGCCACCGGTCGCTAGCAGGTTCACGAACACCCGCGCCAGTGTCAGGACTGCCATGCCATCATCACCTCGCCCGGGATAGCTGGAAGGATGCCGACACCGCGCCACCCAGATGCCTACCGACACCCGGCGCGACCCGCTCAACCGCATCGATCAACCGCTCAAGCAGACCCACCACGCGCGTCATGTCCGCATTGGCGCTACCACCCGCGCCGGCTGCAAAGGGTGCCGGGCCGGCCTCCCGGTTGGCTACCAGGTCGTAACCGAACCTGCCTGCCACCTGCGCCAGTATCGCCGTGGACCGGGCGCGTTTGGAGCCTCCCAGCGGGATGTAGGCCTCGCCGCCGGTTTCTTCCTCGCCCCACACGCGCAGGGTGCCTGCGCGCACGATTTGGGCCACGTGGTTTTCCATGCCGCCACCGGCGAAGAATTTGAGGATGCCGCCTTCAGCCAGGGCTAGGCTGTTCAACTTCTTTTGGACTGAGGCGATGGACGATCGCAGCACCACCGAAAGGTTTGCGGTCACATTCACGGTGCTGTTCACGTTGGCAGGGATCTTGAACAGCTCATCCACGAGCGCCTTCACCGCGTCTTTTTGCTTGCCTGTGGCGCCCGTGTTTTTGATCGCCTCATCCTTGAGCCTGGCCACAAAGACGGCCGTTTCGGCCGCGCTGTGACCGTTTTCCTGGAAGGCGATCGCCGCCTCAACGGCGGTCTTCGCCGTGTCCTCCAACGCCACCCGGTTTTCCAAGCTGGCCAGGCTCATGCCGTCGATGGCTTTGCCGCCCTCTTTGAACGTGTCTTTCAGGTCCTCGATAGCGCGGCGGGCGTTCAGTGTGGCCTTATCCGAGTCGGCCATGACGCCGTGCAGCCGGTTCCACACGTCCAGCAGGGTTTCACCTTCGTCGCCCGCGTCGTGTGTCGCTGCGGCCAACTCCCGGGTGCCTTTGGTGATGCGGTGCAACGACGCCTCTGCGGGTGCGCCGTCGGACACCAAGTTGTCGAGCACACCGCCGGTGCCCCACACCTTGGCGAACGTCGAGCTGGACCTTGCTGTTTCTTCGTCCATCAGCCCCGTACTGGCGATGATCTTCGCTATCTTGTCGTTCCATTCGACCAAAACGTCGCTCGACTGCCAGGCGGTGTCGAGCAGGTTCGCGGCCTCGATTGCCAGGCCGAGAGCGCCGACCAGCCGGCCAGCCGACGCGGCCGTCACGTTCAGCTTGAGTCCCAGCGAGTCCTGCGCGACAGTCAGTGCCTTAGTGGCGACCACAGCCGCCGCGATAGTCCCGACCAAAGGAACTAGCCACTGCTGGTTGGCAAGTCCGAAGTGGAGCACGTCGGCGAGCACCGGCAGCAACTTTTCGCCGATCATCTCCTGAAAGTTGCCCCACGCGACCTGCGCTTCCATCGCCGGTGTCTTCGCCGCTTCGGCCGCCCCGGCGAACTCTTTGGACAGTTCGGCCAGGATCACTTTCTGCGCGCCCATGACGTCGCCGGCCTCGACCATGGCCTTGATCTGCTCGCGCTGCTGGTCGGTGAACGACACACCAACCTTTGACAGCGCCGTCACGCCTTTGATCGGGTCGTTGAGCGCCTTACCAACCTGGATGGCCGAGGCCTGCAAATCGGTGCCAAGCGCGGCGGACATGTTCAACGCCGCCTCTGTGGCCTGGTCGAAGATGTTGTTGCCCTTGCCCACCTCGTTGCGGATCGATGTGAAGGTGGCCAACACGTTTTCGCCGGACTGGATGACTTCATCGTCCACACCGGACAGATCCGACAGCGAGCCGGCCAGGTCGCTCATCTGTGCTGCCGTAACCTTGGCCGCCGCGCCGGTGGACCGGATGACGGCCTCGGTCAGTTTGCCGACCTTCGCCGCGTCCTGCGCCTCGCTGATCGCGCCCTTGAGGAAGCCCAGCACGGCCACACCGGCGACGGCTGCACCGATCGCGCTGACCATGTGTTTGCCGAACGTGGCGCCGGTGGACTTGCCGACAGTGCCCGCGCTAGTCTCCGTCTTCGACTTCA